GAAATCAGAAGGTCAAAAGCAGTCTCTAAAGCACGAAAAGCGTTTAGAGAAAGCCCTCGGAGGCCAGCGCTCTGCTGGCTCCGGGGCCTTCTGGTCTCGTAAGGGTGATGTAAGGACTAATGACTTGTTGATCGAACATAAGTGGACAGGTAAAAAGTCTTTCACTCTTAAAGCAGAGGTGTTAGAAAAAATAATTATGGAAGCTATCCTAGATAGCCGTACTCCAGTATTAGGAGTACACCTAAATGGAAAAAACTACGTGCTCTTAGAGGAACATGATTTCATTGAACTTCGTAATTATAGAATTGAGCATGAATGCGATACGACGACGACCCAGCCTGGACCTGGGTTTATGACGCAAAATGTAGAGGAGTAGATACTGAACTTTTTTATCCTCCAAGGGATAAAGAGCAGTACTCTCAAATTGCAGATCAAGCAAAAGCAATATGCCAAGGAACCGATGGCAGGCCTCCTTGTCCGGTAAGGCGAGAATGCTTGACAGACGCAATAGAAAGCGATGAACTGCACGGTATTTGGGGCGGCTTGTCACACAGGGAACGAAATGCTATGGTACGTAAATATACCGAAGCTGGTATGACACTAGAGGAATGGTTAGATAATAGTAATGCCTTCAAAACCACAAAAAGTTACAAACAAAAACCTGAAAGCTTTTCTTGATGCTAATAAGCGAGTATCAAGGCTTACAGGCCCATTAGAGCGTTACATACTGGCTCGTGAACCAGAGTTTCGTGACCAGAGCTACCTACATCCTAGTGATCTTATTAAGTCTGAATGGTGCGCATTACATGCTTACTATCAACTTAAGGGTAATTATGTAGCTACCCAAGATAAGCCTACTCTTCGCACTCAGTCTATTTTTGATGAAGGCCATGCTATCCACCACAAGTGGCAATCTTGGATTACCGGCATGGGCAATATGTATGGGCTTTGGGAGTGCGTTTATTGCAATGAGTCTTTCTACGGCACCTCACCAGATGGCTGCCAATTTTGTAATGAAGGCGGGTTACTTTACAAAGAGGTGCCTTTAGTATCTGCAAAACATATGGTCCGAGGACATTCTGATGGTTGGGTCAAAAATCTTGGAAATGATTTTCTTATTGAAATTAAGTCAATGGGTGCGGGAACTATTCGCATAGAAGCTCCAAGTTTATTTGCAAGTGTAAACGGAGACTTAGATGCAGCTTGGCGTGGAATAAAGCAGCCTTTTAGGACTCATATGTTGCAGGGCCAGGTTTATCTACATCTTTGTCATCTTATGGTAGAAGAAGGACTTGCAGAGTCAGCTCCAGAGTCGATAGTATTTATATACGAACTTAAATCTAATCAAGATTACAAAGAATTTGAGGTACAGTATGATCCGGAGTACGTCAAAGATATATTTGAAAACGCAGCTGATGTAGCATGGGCAGTTGACAACGACCGCCCACCTGCATGTAATATAGACCCAGTAAAAGGATGCAAGCGTTGCGCTACATTCCAGGAGGAGACAAATGATTAAGAAACACCCATACCGTGCTGCAGTAAAGCACATTCGTGAACTACACCACGCAGAGAAGATTGGTACTCATGCTCCAATTACATGCGCAGTATGTCACATTCCCTACCCATGTAAGACTATTCAGTTAATCAACGATGACTTGTATGAGGATGGGGATAGTGTTTAAAAATATACTATTTAATCTTCTTCATAAGTTTTGTAACTGGGCAATGAATGTAAAGGGTGGGGAAGATGCCACTCAAGTGGGAATCTACTACATACAAGATTGGGAATAACATGAATAATAGCGAGCATGCATTAAATGCATTAAGTAAAAAAGGGTTCCAAATACCAAATAAACCGGTGTATGAAGTGCCGGGGTTGCCTGTAGACATAACAGAGCTTCATGATGAAGATCTTATGGAGCTATTTGTTACTTTAACAAGTTGGACTGACTACGTAGCTCCACAAGTTGCTGTTGCAGCAATTGATGAGCGTGAAGCTGATCGTTATGTGTCTGTACTAGAGGCTACTGCCATGGTAAATAACTGGAAGGGCGGTAGCGGTGATCGTGTAACAATTGCTAAGGCTAATATCCTTTTAGACCCAAAAGTGGTAGAGGCTAAGCAAGAGCTAGACGAAAAGCACGCTTACCGTAAGCTAGTAGAAGTATTGCTACAAAACCTAGAGCGTGATGCTGCATTGGTATCCCGAGAATTAACACGTCGTACATCAGATAGTGGAGTAAAAGCCCGAGCAAGGAGGTATTCAGTATGACAAATATAGAGTCAACTAATAATTATTATCAGCAATACACAACAAAAACAAGTACAAATACGGCAACCGTAGCGAAGTCAATTTACAGCGTTCCTACTCCACAAACTCCTAAAAGCTTTTCTGAAGAACAGCTAGAAGAATTAGCAGGAGCATTAGAAAATATTCTTCAAGATGCTATGGTTGAGTGCGTAGAAGAATGTTGTGATGATCCTTCTAAAAAACCAAATATTACTGATCTTTCTCGCCTTATTGTTAGTACATTAATTGATACTCTTCCACTCCCCGCAGGAGAAAAAGAAGATCTTTTGTTACAAATAAAAGGGCTAACAAAACAGTTAACTCAATTAAAACAAGCTACTAAAATAGACCAATACAAAGAAGATAAGCACAAATCTTCTTATTATGACCCGCGTAATCCGTATAAAGAGCATTTTAAGGATAAAAAATGATTATAGGTTTATCAGGTTACGCACAAAGTGGTAAGGATGAAATAGCTAACGTTCTTATTCAACAAGGGTTTGAACGTGCAGCTTTTGCAGATACTTTGCGGGAAGCATTACTTGCTTTAAATCCTATGGCAGGGTACGGAATATTTCTTAATGATGTAGTAGCTACTGTTGGTTGGGAAGAAGCTAAGCGTTTATACCCAGAAGTGCGCCGTTTATTGCAACGCATGGGTACTGAAGCCGGTCGCAACATTTTTGGTGAACAGATCTGGGTCAATAAGACTCTAGGCAAATTAGATCCCCAAAAGCACTACATCATTACTGACGTACGGTTTCAAAACGAGGCTGACGCTATTCGCGACCTTGGTGGTCAAATGTGGCGGGTAACTCGTCCGGGAACAGGTCCTGTCAATGGTCATTCATCTGAGGTAGACCTTGATAACTACGGGTTTGATTACACTGTAGAAAACAAAGGTGATTTACGAGAACTTGAGGGTTTAGTACTTGCTTTAGTAAAGGCATCTGCATGAGTGTTAAATCATTTGGTGATAAGTCAACTTTAAAAGGCGAAGTCTATGTGGGCATAGATCAGTCTTATACCGGTTTTGGCACAACCATTATAGATAAAAAAGGTAACTATTACACTGAGGTATACAAAGCAGAGGGCGAAGGTATAGAAAAGCTTTGTAATATTCGTAATTATCTTGAAGATCTATTGTCAGAATACCAGGTAGCCAAAATAGCAATAGAAGGTTACGCCTTTGGAAGTCAAATGTCTCATATGCTTGGAGAACTTGGCGGAATGATTAAGCTTCTTATCTTTGATCTTTACCCAGGTAATGATGACGTTAGGTCTCCAATCATTGTCCCTCCCCCAAGTCTCAAAAAATATATTGCCGGCAAAGGAACTAAAACAACTAAAAGTCAAATTTTGTTACAAGTCTATAAAAAATGGGATGTGGAATTTAATGATGATAATGCCGCAGACTCTTATGGATTAGCTAGAATTGCTCGAAATAAGCATGATTTTGAGTACGAAAAAGAAGTTTATGATAAGTTAAGCACTAAATAGTGGTAAAGTCTTTAAGAGGGCGCTCAAAATAACCGGAAAACTAAGGAACAAAACTCGTGAGCGAAATTCAAAATAAAGACGAAGAAAACTACCTTCGGGTAGGTGGAGGCTCAAATCCACAATCTGTAGGTTCAGCAATTGCACATGCATTGTACGAAAACCCTACCGTAAAGATTAGAGCCGTAGGCGCATCAGCCGTTAATCAGGCTGTAAAAGCTATTGCAATTGCCCGAGGGTACGTTGCACCAAGAGGCTTAGACCTAGTGTGTAAGCCAGGCTTTACAAATGTGGAGTCAAGAGAAGGTAAAATCTCAGCTATCGTGTTTACTATTACCGCGAGTTAACGCTGATATTTTCACCTGAAGGGCTTAACGTTTATATAGCAGTACAGCTCTCTATTCTAGAATGAGGTAATAATGGCTAATTCTTCGGAAAATGTCGATGAAGCTTTGGCAGGTTCTCCACGTGAAACCATGGGAACATCGGCTGCATCTTCTGCAGCTTTTCCTTCCGCTACTGACACCGGTAACGCAACTCTAGCACCCCGTGGAAATGTACAGGCTGGCGATCCAGCTATGTCACCAAAGGTACAAAGATCTGCAGAACCATACCAAAATATTTATGGTCAGCCAGGTTCAGAACGCAATGGTGCACGTTACGGAATTACAGTTAACACTGTAATCCCAACTGCCCCAGAAGCAGGCGCTACTCAAGCCAGTGGTCGTATCGTTCAGTCTGCGGTTAATCGCAGTCGTTCGGTATTTGACGACGGCATGGGTTCGTCATATATTTAAGTCATAACTAAATAATTAGTATTTGAGGTGGCCCCTCGGGGCCATCTCTAACTTGGGATAACTATCGGAGGATAAATGTTGGCTAGTGCCATAAAAGAATTTAAAGAACAACGCTTGCTTATTACTAAGCGTTGTGTAGTTGGTGAATGGGTTGCGGCTCTATCAGAAGAAGATCAAGAATCTTTTAGTAATATTGCTAAAGACCCTATGATGGCTACTCGAGATATGCATCAAATTTGTCGTTCCGTAGGTGCTACATTTAGCGTAGAATCTGTACGCCGTCATCGTAACCAGGAGTGCGCATGTCTCTAAGCGATGCAATTAATAAAATTAAAACCGGTCCAGAATGGCCTGTAGTACAGCCTGCAGCACCGGTTAATATTACCGGCTATGCTCCAGCACCTAAATCTCCAGCACTTGTTGGTGGTTGGAAAACTGCTGTTATTCTTCCTGATCCTCAAATTGGCTACCGTCAGTTTGATGATACTGGTCTAGACCCTTTCCATGACGAAGCAGCTATGAGTGTTGCACTGCAGATTCTTGCTGCAGAGCAGCATGAAAATGAAGTACACCAAGTTGTTAACCTAGGGGATTTTTTAGACCTTCCAGCACAAGGTAAGTACGAACAAGAAGCAGCTTTTGCTCAGACTACTCAACATGCTATTGATCGTGGTCACTTATTTTTGCAAGAACAGCGTGCTAATGCTCCAAAAGCTACAGTTGTATTGCTTGAGGGTAATCATGACCGCCGTATGCAAAAATTTGTACAAGCTAATGCGCTATCTGCTTTTGGGTTAAAGCGAGCTAACATGCCAGATTCATGGCCTGTTATGTCTTTGCCGTATCTTTTACGCCTAGATGAACTTAATGTAGAGTACATTGACGCCTACCCAGCAGGCATGTGGTGGATTAACGACAAGCTACGTGCAATCCATGGTGATAAGGTAAACTCAGGTGGCTCAACCGCTATGAAGTACACCAACGAGATGCCACATATTTCAACAGTATTTGGCCATATCCACCGCCAAGAGATCCAGTCCAAGACAACATTTGATCGTGAAGGTCGCATCAAGGCTATGGCT